CCTTCTCCGCCACCCATAATCTGCTGGCTTTGTTGGCGCACCGCCTGCATATCTTGAGCGACTAACTGTGCAACAAGTTGTTCTACCTGCAACATCTGATCTTCCGTAAGCTCTTGGCCGCCACTCTGCTGAAGAATCTGGGCCGTTGCCTGCTCCCTAGCCTTCAGGCGTACATGCTCCAGAACGTGCTTCTGTAAGGCCATTGCCATAGGAGGTGAGCCCTGAATCACGCCCGACGCCATAAACGTCAAGTGAGCCAGCATGTGCGCGTCATGATCCTGACCTTCAAACGCCAGCATTTGCACGTTATCCAACGCATCAATATGCTCTTGCGCCGGGTCTTTCGGCTGCGGCTCTTGAGTGGCAGGCGCTTTCAAAATAGTGTCGACGTCCGTTACGCCTAACGCATCATACATCCTACGAAACGCCTCATGCGTGTTGTGCAGTTGAGGAGCCTGCATTGCAAGCTGTAGCTGCGACTGCGCCAAAGCAATCCGCTGCGCTTGAGAAAATATATTAGGGTTGGACACGGGAACCACGTCAACGCGGTCATCAAAATCCTGCGCCATTACACCCTGCTCGCCACCGCTAACAGAATACGGGTATTCCTGTGGCAAGAAGTCGTGAATTACACGAGCCAGCAACTTGAACTCGTTCTTCATCGCATAGTGCAGGCGCTTATGCACCGCGCTCATCACACGAGTGCCTTGCTCCAACATAGCCACAGTTGTGCCGACGGCCGCGTTCTGGTTGCCCTCACCCACCTTCATGTCTGTAATCGTGGCAAACCGACGCCCAGCATCCACTACAAAACCTAGAAGCTGCATAAGCGTTGTGTCAGGGCCCTTGAAAGGCAAAGCCATCAAGCTGTCCCGAATAGCGCCCCCCGGAGCGTCGACATCTCTAAATTCACCAGGCTGCAAAGGTTCGCTGTCTTCCTGTATACGCAGCCCACGAGCCTTAAAACCCGCTGGGAGGTTGGACAAGGTGCCCGCATCAATCAATTGACGCAATGCAGCCGTTGCCGTGCGAGAGAGCCCGCCAATCGTGTGAATTAGGCCCAGACCATAAAAGCCCAAGCCCGGAAGGAACTTGTAATGCACGAAATACTGAATCTTCGTGTTAGCGTCGTCATCCTCCGCATAATTGCGCCGGACAGACAAAACTTGGCCGTTATCTTCACTAAGGGTGACGATATAGGGCAGTTTTATGCCAGTTTCTTCGCCTTCTTCGTCCTTATCCTCAAACCCAGGTAAGTCCAAATCAACGTGGAATTCCAACAAAGTGCAATCATAATCAACATACGACGGGTGTACACCCTGTATCTTGTTGATCTGTTCCGTGACGTTGTCCAATGATTCTTGGGCCGGGGACACCGGGACGTCCAAATAGAACCCCGCAACCTGCTTCTTACGCAAATCGTTCGCGGTCATCGGAACTACGTGCGTAATAACCGGAGCCGTCGATAAACTACTCGTTTCATACGGAACTACTAAATTTTCCGCAGGCACAAACGTACTTACCGCACGGCCTAACGTTTCATCGTAGTAAACCTTCTTGAACGTTGAACCCGCCAGCGGTAAATAAAACAACATCTGATCAAATTCTGGCGTGTATTCTTCCATCACATTCGTGATGTAGTAATTCATGAATTCTTTTACACGCCGGGCCTGGCCTTCCTTCTCCTTGGTCGGGGCCCCCACCACTTGTGTCCTAACCGGACCGCCAGGTGGCAACAACTCATTGAACGCCTGGGCCTGAAACTGAACTGTCGCCTCCGCAAGCAAAGGATGCGTCACACCAGTAGCACCACGGAAAGGCTGTGAACGCTCTTCGTATGTCAAACCCAACAACTCTAAACCTTTAGAGTACGTGTCTTGCCAGTCTTTGCGAGAAGCATCGTTGGCGTCATACTGCTCCATCAGGTCGGTGGACAAAGCGCCTAAATCGCCCATATCCATGTCTTCAGCCAGATTCCGGTAAAAGTCACCCTCGTCTGAGCCGAGGTCGGCGGTCGGATCAAAATCAACAATCGCCCCTCCCTCTTCGTCTATCTCTATCTCAACACCATCCGTATCCAAGCCAGACAGGCCATTAGGCGCGGCTAAATCCGCATCATCCTCAATACGCGGCAACTCAGGATCGTCATTCATACGATCCATCAAAGAAACTACCGGGCGATCACCATTTGCCATAATTAACTTCGCCCCATGACCATATTAATATTATTAAGAAGAGTCTTACTTAAACCGTCGTCTACCGCGCCCATAATACCGGCCCTGTTCATGAGGTTACGGTCCACGGCCGACGGGCCCATAGCAGCCTCACCGCCCATCCTAAAACCAACCGTAGTCAGGTTGATTCCAAGATCAGACGCCTTTTGACGTGCTTGATCTTCGGTGATCCCGAAAACACCTGCCGCTTCGCCCAAACCCATACCCTGACGTCTGGCAAAGTCCAACGCACGCATCGCCGCTTCTTGCTCTGTGTATGCCCCTGTGCCTATGGCAGCATCCTGCGTGTTCAAACGTAGAAGTTCTGCGGCTTGCTGATCGTCGGTCAACGGGATCATGTTTACGGTCCTTGTTGCAGGAGCCGTGGCCGTTATAAACGAATTGCCCTGCGGCCCCGTGCCGTAGCCAAAATCAGTGACGGCCGACATGACCTCTTCTGTAGACGCCGGTGTGGTTATACCAAAAGTTGGCTGCTCGCCAATTATCGGATTTACCGCTGCCGCGATTTCCTCCGCAGTCATCCCGCCGATTGAAACCGCATAGTCTCCTATGCGCTGTGCCGCAATGTCCTTGGTCTGCGAAGTCCTAAACAGATTCTGTATGATTTCTGCACTGGTGCCAGTGCCAGTAGTAGTTGTACCAGTACCAGTGCCAGTAGTAGTTGTACCAGTTCCAGTACCAGTAGTAGTTGTACCAGTTCCAGTGCCAGTAGTAGTTGTACCAGTTCCAGTGCCAGTAGTAGTTGTAGTTGTACCAGTACCAGTAGTAGTTGTATCAGTTCCAGTGCCAGTAGTTAGGCCGCCAGTGACCACACCAGTTACATTTCCAGTGTTGTCCACCAGCAAGCTGTCCGTGGTAGTCGCAGTGCCCCCGGTGGTCCCAATAACCTGGTCCGAGGTCAACGTGCCGCCAGGCGTCACAAACTGATCGCCCGTCGTGGTCAAGATAGTTCCGGTCGCACTACCCGGAGGAAGACCCGCCGCAGCCGCTTGCTCGGCAGACAAACCTACCGTCGTGCCACCCAGGCCACTGCCCATTATGTTAGCTCCGGTGGACGGAAACACCGCTGTGATGTCCATCTCTCCAGAAGGCTGCAAGTCCGCACGCCCCATAGTGATACCAGTCGTCGGCTCACCACTGGGCAAAACACCCTTGGATACCACCGGCACCGGGCGATTAAGAATCCTGTCGTAAAAGGTAATAGCCGCGGGCCCCGCGACGTTATACGCGGGCGTTTGCGTAATCGATTTTGGATCGTAAGGAAGACGAGCCGCCAACTCCTCCGCACCAAACATAGCCGCACCTGGAACAACCGTGTCCGCCATAGTAGGCATGGGGGGCAAAATAGATAGCTGGCCGTCCGTAGTAGAGCGAATCGGAGTCAGACCCACTATGCCGGGGGCGCCCGTGGCGGTGCCTGAGCCTGAGCCCCCAATGGACAGTTGGCCACGGACCTGGCTAAACGCCTGAAGATAGTTGGGATCGGATAACGAAATCCCGTTATCCCGCGCCCACTGGTCAGCCCTGGTTCGAGCCGAATTTATATCAGACTGGCTTTCGTATTCCGCAAGCTCTAACCGTAGAGCCTGGATTATCTCGTCTCTGGTCATCGACCGTTACCCTCACCCATAATACGCAGCCCGCATTCTAACAGGCTCTTCGGAACCCCAATCGTCGGTAGGCAACTGTACAAAGTTACCCTGACGATAACGCATTAACGCTTGAGTGGTACTGTCAACCAAATCATCATGCTCCCCGTTAGGGAACGCAGCACACTCTTCTATCAACTCATGAGCCCATTGCTCATCCGGCACCCAAATCATGCCTGCTTCCAAAAGAGGCGCAATAGAGTGGACTCTCGTGACCTTATCATTGCCACGAGACGGCGTAAAGTTTACCACAGGGATGCCCATATTCCGAAGCTCATGCGTTAACGGCATACCAGAAGCCTTCGCCTCAATAATCACCGTCTCAGGGTCCCAATATTTGTACTGGTCAAACGCAATCGCCTTCAGTTCAGGAAAATCCCACCGCCCCTTCTGCAAATCTAACAAAATCAAATTGGGCTGCGTGCCCTCGTCCGGGTGAAACACACCCCATGTCGTGATCGCACTGTAGTCAGCCGTCTCTCGCTTAGAAAACGCCGTGTCATAGCTCTGAATAACGTATTCAAGCTTAGGTATTGACGGTTTTTCCCAAAAATTCCACCACTCACGCTTCATGATCGCATTCGTGTCGCCCGTGGGCTGCTGCTGGTACTGCGCGTTCCACTTATTTGGCGGAATAGACGCTTTTACCGCCTGCAAATCGTCCAAAGACCAATATTCCGGCCACACAGGGGCCCCAGAAGGCAGCTCCATAGGGAATTCTACTATCTCCCACTGGTCGGCCAACGGATCACGTGTCATCTGACGCAACAATTGACCCGTCAAGTCCTTCTCAGACCAACGAGTCATGACCAAAACTATCGCTCCACCCGGCTGGAGACGCTGTCGGGGGCCCCCGGTGTACCAATCCCAGGCATCATCAAAGCCTGTATTCGACATAGCAGTCTGTTCAGAATGGGGATCGTCGATAATACATAAATCAGCACCACGACCAGCCAAATTACTGCCAACACCAACAGCATAATACATACCGCCGCGAGCAGTATCCCACCTTCCACTAGCTTTCGAATCGGCGGCCAAACCCGATTCAGGAAAAATCTCTTCATAGTCTTCTCGCTCAATCAGATTTTTTACTTTTCTACCGAAACCTACCGCAAGTTCCGTGGTGTGCGTGGCCTGGATGACCTTCATCGCAGGGTTGCGCCCCACCATCCAAGCAGGAAACAGGAAACTAGCGAATTCACTCTTGGTATGACGCGGAGGCATGTTGACGATCAGACGCTTTAGTTTGCCGTTGGCCACGGCCTCCAGTTTTTCAGCAATCAGACGATGGTGCTTACCCGCAATGAACTCGGGCCACATTGCGCGGACAAAGGTCAAGAAGTCCTGTTGACACGCCTCAACGCGCTCCAACTGCGCCAAACGCAACTGAAGCTTTAGCTGACGGTCCGCAACTTCATCAGGGCTGTCTAAAGGGTCAGTCATCAGCAATCAAAGCCTTTACTAGATCGGCGTCGCCAGAATTCATAAAGATCGGGGTCTGCGGGCCCATGAACGCGCCCAAGACATTAAAGTCAAAATACTCTATTGCCTCCTCGCGTGTCATGTC